ACCGCCACCACCACCGCCCGGGCGCTGGACCGGGCTCGGCGCCTGCGGCTCCTCCGGCAATGACGGGTGCGGCGTCCTGAAGCCGCCGGCCCTGCCGAGCCAGTCGGCGGCCTCGTAGATCGCCTTCAGCCCCTCCCAGATGGCGTGGCGGATCAGGTAGACGGCCTGGTTGAACGCGTCGACCGCCGCGTACGGCCCGGTCTGCGACCATTCGGCGAACGCCGACGAGATCGCCTTGACGCCGCCGGCGAAGTCGTAGGCCGGTTGGACGGCGTCGCGGAAGTTCTGGCTCGTCGTCGGGAGCTGCTGGTTGATCTGCGAGAGCGCGTTCCAGATGTTCGTGAGCGCCGTGGCGATGTCGTCATAGACGCCGCGCTTCGACAGCTCCGCGTGCAGATCCTGGAGCCCGGGGATCATCGACTGCGTGATGTAGCTGTAGACCGACGTCATCGCGCCTTCGAGGTTCGGCCAGCCGGTGTCGTGCAGCCAGTTGAGCGCGGCCTGGAGCTTCGGCGACAGCCAGTCCCAGAGCTCGCCGAGCTTCGGCAGGAACGTCCCCGTGATCCAGTCGTAGACGGTCGTCATGGCCGTCTGGAGGGCCGGCCAGCCGGTGTCCTTGAGCCAGTTCAGCGCCGCCTGGAGCTTCGGAGAGAGCCAGTCCCAGAGCGTCGAGAGGACCGGCACGAGCGTGTCGTTGATCCAGTTCTGGACGGCGTTCATGGCGTCGCCGAAGGCCGGCCAGCCCTTGTCGCGGAGCCACGAGAGCGCGTCGCCGAGCTTCTCCGCGAGCCACGACCAGAGCGTCTGGAGGGCCGGCACCAGCGTGCCCGAGACCCAGTCGAAGACGGCCGCCATCGCGACCTGGAGCGCCGGCCAGCCGACCGTCGTCAGCCAGGTCAGCGCCGCCCCGAGCTGCGTCTGGAGCCAGCCCCAGAGCGTCGTCAACGTCGGCATCAGCACGGTCTGGAGCCAGTCGTTCAGCACGGCCAGCGCGGCCTGGAAGAGCGGCACGACCGTGGTCGTGAGATACGTGATCGCGCCGCCCAGGGTCGCCTGGAGGTACGGCACGGCCGTCGTCGTCAGCCAGTCGAGGAACGCCGCGACGTAGCTCCGGATGTTGAACCAGTTCTGCTGCCAGGCCAGCGCGAGCGCGGCGCCGGCCGCCGCGACCAGCGCGATCGGCGACAGGAGCGCCGTCAGCGCGGATCCCACCGCCGCGATGATCGGGACGACCGCCTGCGAGGCGAGCAGCGCCGCGATCCCGGCAGCAGCTCCCAGGAATACCGCCTTGATGGCGTCGCCGTTGTCCAGGAGCCACTGCCAGAGCGGGCGCAGCTCGTCGCCGAGCCAGGCCGTCATAGCTGTGCCGGACGCGATCAGGTCCGAGAAGCTTTTGGCGACCGAGGCCGCCCAGTCGGAGAACGAGGCGCTCGACAGGAAGTCGGCGAGCATGATCGCGCCCGACGAGAGCAGGTCGAACATCGGCTTGAACGCTCGTGCGATCGCCATGTTGACGGTGTCGGAGATGGTCGAGAGCGCGCCCTGCCAGGTCCGCGACTGCTTCTGCATCATGCCGCCGAAGCGGGCCGCCGCGCCCTCCTGGAACGCCTGGATCATCGTCTCGGCCTTGATCTGGCCGAGGCTGGCCTGCTTCATGGCGTCGGCGACCGAGATGCCCATCTTCTTGGCGAGCATGTCCCAGGCCGGGATGCCTCGCTCGGCGAGCTGGTTCATCTCCTCGGCCGAGACCTTGCCCTTCGCCTGCATCTGGCCGAGCGCCAGCGTCACGCCGTCGATCACGTCCTTGCCGCCGCCGACCGCCGCGACCGCGTCGCCGACCGCCGTCAGCAGCGGGACGACCTGCTTGGCCTCGAAGCCGAAGGCGAACATCCGCTTGGATGCCTGGACCAGGTCCGGGAACTCGAACGGCGTGGCGGCGGCGAACTTCTCGAGCTGGCTCAGGAAGTCGTCGGCCTTCTGGGCGGATCCCAGCATGGTGGTGAACGCGATCCGGCTCTGCTCCAGCGAGCTGTTCAGCCCGATCGCGGCCTCCTTGGCCGTGTCGAAGGCCCCGCCGAGCAGGTCGAGCCCCTTGGCGACGGCGCCGAAGCCGAGCCCGACCCCGACGCCCTCGGAGATGGACTTGCCGAGCCCCTTGGTGGACTCCTCGACGTGCTTGACGCCGGCGTCGAACTGCCGGACATCGGCGTTGATGACGACGTCGAGCTCGGCTACCGTCGGCATCGCTCAGCGCCCCCGGACGCCGGCCGAGGCCCGCCGCCGCCGCTCGTCGCGGATCTTCCGCTCGCGGTCGGCGCCGTTCTCGGCCGCCATCGCCAGCGCGATCCGGTCGACCCACCACGACGGCGCGTCGTCGAGCTCCCAGACGCGGCAGCGCGCGCGGTCGGCGACCATCAGCTCGACATACCATTCGGGGACGCCGCCGAGGCGGCCGTCCGAGGCGAGGTACTGCTGGAGCCGCCGCCCCTCAAAGGGTCGGGCGCCATGTCCTCCCCGATCGCGGTCATCAGGCCGACTAGGATCGGCACCGGCAGGTCGCCGAGCGCGTCCGGCTGGAGCCTGATCGGCTTGCCGGCGTCGTCGGTCAGGTCCCAGCGCGCGATCAGCCGGCAGAGCGGCTCCAGGATCAGCGCGTCGACGTCGCCGTCGCGCTGCGCGGCGGCGACCGCCTTCTGGAAGCGCGGCGTGACGGCGGACGGGCGGTATTCGAGCGTCAGGTCGACCCCGCCGAACGTGACGACGAGCGGCTTGGTCGGCTCGACGAGCTGGCCGAGCTTGGGCATGGCGGCTCCTTCAGGGCGTGGCTACAGCGTCGCGACGTTCGTGTCGAGCGTGACGGAGATGGCGCCGCCGAAGGTCGGGTCGTCGAACAGCCCGAACGCCCACTCCAGCGTCGAGAGCCCGTCGGCGTCGCCCCGGCTCGGCGCGTCGACCACCTTGACCGCCATGTCGACCCGCAGCCGGTGCGGCACCGGCGGCGGGACGGGGTCGATCTGCGGCCCGGTCGCCTCGATCCTGACGTACTGCGTCGTGCCGGCCCGCATGTTCGTCACGAGCGCGCGGCCCTGGGTGTCGTTGCCGAGCTGGAGCGTCGCCGTGGTCGTGTCCGGTTTCAACGGCACGTGGCCACCAAAGCTGGTCAACGTGCAGTCCAACGGCCAGAACGGGCCGTTCAGCCCGCCGATCTCGAACGCCGCCGCGAAGTCCCGCGTCAACCGTGTCGTGCCCAACGCGGCGAACGTGGGGTCCAGGTAGACGCAAACCTGCGCGGGCAGGATCGGCACCAGCGACGGGATGGTCAGGCCGGTCGCCCCGACCGTGGCGGTGTAGTCGAGCGCTCTCGCAAACAGGTCGCCGGAGATGGCCGGCTGCGCCGTCGCCGAGAATTGCATCCCGATGCCGGTCAGCAGGCCATAGGCGGCCGACTCGGCCGTGTTGCCGGCCACGCCCCTGCGAATCGTCCAGGTGCGCGGCGTCCACGGCACCGACGAGGATGGCTTCCAGAACCATCTTCGGGCGGTCGTCGCGCCCGACGGCGTGGTGATGGTGGCCGCCCCGAGCACGTTCGAGAAGACCCACGCGAGCTCCGGGTATGAGGGGTAGCCGCTCAACGATCCCGTCGCGTACTCCTGCCTCGGCGCCGAGATGGTGTCGAACAGGTCGCCGGACGGCGCGATCCGGTCGAACGTGATCGCGCTGTCGAGGTCCATCATCAGCGACTGGAGCTTGACGCTCGACGGGACGGCCGTCCCCGGCACGCTCTCGACGCCCAGCTCGATGATCTCCAGGACTGTCGGTCGGTCGGGCATGTCTCACCCCCTCTAGACCGCCGGGTGGGCCGGCGTCGCGTAGGTGCCGATCATCTGGCGATAGGACACGCCGCCGTCGTCGGCCGGCATCCGTCGGAAGTCGATCCGCGCGAGCTTGTAGGCGTAGCTCTGGCCGTGGGTGCCGAAGGCGCCCGCGAGCACCACGTGGACGCGGTCGGCGATCGGCTCGATCGCCGAGTACGACGTGCCCGCGCCGATCACGCGGACGTCGACCTGGACGGAGCTCAGCACGTGGGTGCCGCCGAGCGTGTTCGTGTCCGGCCCCGCCACCAGCCCGACGGTCGCGGCCGGCAGCGCGGCCGCCTGCGGCACGAGGTCCTGGTAGATCCGGCCGGGCGTGGTCGGGGTGCCGCCCAACAGCGTGTTGACGCCGCCGGCGCCGGAGTCGGCCACCAGCAGCGACCAGACCAGCCCGCACACGTCGTGGCCCTCCAGCGCCATCAGCGCAGCCTCCCGGCCAGGATCGCTTTGAGCGCCTCGGCGAACTTCGGCAGCACCAGCGCGGCGGCCGGCCGCATGTACGGCCTGGCGGCCATGTGCCTCGTTCCGAATTCCACCCACTTGTCGTAGGGCGTGTTCGGCCCGCAGATGCCCCTGAGCCCGCCGTTCTCGAAGACGCTGTGAATCGAGCGGCGGAGCGTGCCGGTCCTGACCGGGACGACCGCCTGCGCCCGCGCCTGGACGTCGTAGGTCGAGCGCGCGACCTGGTCGACGACGGCCTGCTTGACCGCGCTCTCGGCCCACGGCAAGCGATTGCTGACCACTCGGATGGTGACGGTGCCGGCCGCCATCGCTACGGCACCAGGAACGAGGCGAACGCGATCCCGACGCCCAGCTCGAACGCCGAGACCGCGCCGAACGAGACCCCGAACGCCGAGACCAGGATGACGATGACGCCGATCAGCAGGACCACTCTGG